TAAATTCCCTTACAAATGAAGAACTTGCAGACATTATCGCCGGCAGGGCAAGAGACGCCAGGGCTATCGAGGGCGAGGTTATCGAGGACTGTGTACAAGCTGTGGATAAGTAAGTTAGTAAGTACTCGCACTTCGCATAATCTTACGTTATGTTAAATCGCACATTAGTACATGGTAATGAACGCATGTTGTACACGTCTTACAGCCTGTTTTATTTGAGCAAGGGGTATGGTAGGGGTAGAGCGAGAAAGCCCCTGAGATCGAGCCACAGAGCGTGTGAGCCTGGGATTAAGGAGTCTCTTTGGGGTGGGGTATAGTCCATCGTCACCCACAAGGGAACCTAGTATATGTCCTCACCCGCCCACAAACCAAACCAGCCCCACAACCCAGAAAAATTTTCAAAATATTTCAAAATATAGTGTGGTTAAAAAGTAACCAACATGGAAATATCAACCACTTAGGCATGAAAATGCCAAAAATCACGGGGATATATACCTGTATTCTTACCGAGCCTGTGGATAACTTTTATGCAAACTTACGTCATCACAGATAATCGCAGAACCCAGATCCGAAGGATGCTGGCCTTCAAGGGCGGTGCCGAGACGATCAAGTTCGACTTCAGCCCCTGGGCGGAGGCTAATGGCTCGCCTTCGTCTGTCGTGGTGACAGTCAAGACCGGTGACGCCACGATCTCGAATGAAAGCCTGGCCTCTGATGTAAAGACTTTTGTTGTCACAACCTCGAACGCCGGTGGTTCGATGCTGAAACTTGTCGCAACAGCCGGGAATAATATCTACGTGACCCATTTGGATGTCTGGGCCAAAGACCCCGACAGGCAAGCCTCGGATTATGGCATTACTCAAACCGCGTAAGGATAAAATTGTTGCCGCAGCCGAGGTTATTCTAAAACGGCGCCTTGCCCAGCAAAGCCTGGTCAAATTCAGCGAATATATCGTCCCTGACGAACCCCCTGCCCAGCATCATAAATTGTTATGCAACGCCCTGGATGACGTTGTAGAGGGCCGTTTAAGGAGGCTTATGGTCTTCATGCCCCCCGGGTCTGCGAAGTCCTCTTACGCCTCTGTGCGGTTCCCTGCTTATTTTTTAGGGAGATTCCCCGAGAAGTCTATTATCTGTGGATCATACGGAGAAGGGCTGTCTACGAGTTTCGGGCGAAAAGTCAGAAATATGGTCCTGTCGAAAGACTACAATCTTTTATTCGACACCACCTTATCCGAGGACTCAAGAGCCAAGGGGGAGTGGGAGACGAATTACGGCGGGTCATACTTCGCCTGCGGGGTGGGATCGGGCGTAACAGGAAGGAGGGCATCTTTGGGGGTGATTGACGACCCCGTCAAGGGTAGAAAAGACGCTGATTCCGAGGTGGTGAGAAATGATACCTGGGATTGGTATGTCGCGGACTTCCTGACAAGGTTAAAGCCCGATTCATCCCAAATTATAATTCAAACCCGCTGGCATGAAGATGACCTTTCAGGAAGGATCTTACCTTCTGACTGGAATGGGGATTCTGGAGAATTTAAAGGCTTCGACGGGCAAATATGGAAAGTTATTTGTCTTCCCGCGCAAGCAAGAGAGAATGACATCCTGGGGAGATCTCCCGGAGACTGGTTATGGACGGAATACTTCCATGAAGACTTCTGGGCCGAGACCAAGGCCGCACAGACTAAAAAAGATGTCAGAAACTGGAACTCCCTGTACCAGCAGATCCCCCAGCCCGACTCGGGGACGTTTTTCAAAAGAGACTGGTTCAACCGGTACACGCTTGGGGAGGAGCCTTCCCTAAGCCTTTTCGGTGCCTCGGACTACGCCGTGACAGACAACGCCGGGGATGCCACCGAACATGGGGTGGGAGGGTTCGATAAACATGAAAACCTTTTTTTTATAGATTGGTGGTCGGGGCAAACAACCCCTGATGTATGGATCGATAAACAGTTAAACCTTGTAAGAATCCACCCCGTCTACGCCTGGTTGGCGGAGGTCGGGGTTATAAGACGATCCGTAGAGCCTTTTTTAATCAAGGCCAAAAGAGACCTCGGGATTTACTTCAGACAGGAGTGGCTTCCGCATATCGGGGACAAGGCGGCGAACGCCCGCGCCTTTCAGGCGCTTGCCTCGATGGGGAAGGTCTATATTCCTTATTGTGAATGGGGCGATGATCTACTGGATCAACTGGTTAGATTTATTCCGAATACCAATTACAAAGACGACAAGGTGGACGTATGTGGATTGTTTGGACGAATACTCGATCAGGCCTTCGGCCCCAGGGAAAGCAAGCCCAGTGTTGAGCATCACTTCGACGCCTACGGCCTCAATGAAGAGCCTGAATGTAACTGGAAGATAGCATGATAACGTTAGAAAAAGTTAAAAATCAGGTTGAGGACTTTTTAACGGCCACCGATCAGGCCCGGATTTTATCTGAACGGGATCGGGATTATAAAGATCACAAACAATGGACCGAAGCTGAAAGGGCCAAGCTCAATTCGAGAAATCAGGCGCCTATCGTCGTTAATCGAATCAAACCAAAAGTCGAGGGGCTTAAAGGGCTTTTAATCCAGAGAAATACCGATCCAAAAGCCTACCCCAGAACCAAAAAACATGAGAAAGCCGCCGAAGCCATTACCGATGCCTTAAGGTATGTCGCGGATAATACGAATTTCGACGATATCAAGTTAAACGTTTCAGAGAACGTCTTTGTCGAAGGCTATGGCGCGGTCCTGATAGAGGTCGATGAGAGAAAAGAAATAACAATCACCGAAGTCCCCTGGGATCGTTATTATTATGACATCCATTCAAGACGCCTGGACTTCGCGGATAAAAAATATGACGGGATCATCGTCTGGATGGACCTTGAGGATGTTCAGCTTGCCTTTGATCTGACAGAGGAAGAAGCCCGTGGTCTGTTAAGTGAACAATCCTACGAGGAATTTGAAGATCGCCCGCAATGGGTGGATCAAAGAGAAAAGCGGGTCCGGATCTGCCAACACTTTATTATGGATAAAGGGGTTTGGCATATATGTTACTTTACCGGAAGTCAGTTTCTGGTCGAACCCTTTGTCTCACCCTATATCGATGAATTTGGTGCCCCCGTTAATCCCCTGGAGGCGGTCTCTGCAAACGTGGACAGGGAGAACAACCGTTTCGGGGAAGTCAGGTACTGGATCGACCTTCAGGACGAGATCAACCATCGCCGGTCGAAATTCCTGCATTATTTATCCGTAAGACAGACCGCCGCACCCAAAGGCGCCGTTGCAGACATCCCCGCCCTGAAAAGGGAGCTTGCAAAACCCGACGGGCACGTCGAATACAACGGACAAAAGGGAGACTTTGAAGTCCTGGGGACGGGGGATATGGCAGAAGCCCAGATCCTGTTACTTCAGGATGCTAAAAATGAACTCGACGCGGTGGGGTTTAATGCCCAACTCTCCGGGGAAAGGCAGGGCGATCTGTCCGGCAGGGCGATTTCCAATCTTCAGCAAGCCGCCCTGAATGAACTGTCTTCCCTCTATACCGGCCTGGAAAACTGGGAAAAGCGCGTCTACCGTCAGATCTGGTTTCGTATCCGTCAAACCTGGGACGAAGAGAAGTGGATCAGGGTCATCGACGACAAAACAAAATTAAGATGGGTGGGGCTTAACCAGCAAATCACCCTTCAACAACAGTTCGAGGAAGTGATTGACGACGAGTCTTTGGATCTTACTACACGGCAGCAGGCCGCTTTTACTTTTCAGCAGATCTCCCAGACACAACCGCAACAATTACAAAAAATCGTGGAGGTCAGAAACGACATCGCGGAACTTGATCTGGATATTATCATCGAAGCCAGTCTCGATACCGTCAACACCCAGGCAGAGCAGTTCGAGCTTCTGGCGAATATCGCCCAGACAAGACCTGAAGTTCCATTTATAGAACTGGTCAAACTGTCAGAACTGAGAAACAAGGATCAGCTTATTAAATCAATGGAAGCCCAGATCCAGGCCAACGCTCAGGAGATCGAACAACAGGCCCAACTGGATTCCGCTTCCGAACAATCCAAGATTGCAGAAAAGATCGCCAAGGCCGGAAAACTGCAACAGGAAACCGAACAGATTGCAATACAGAATCAACTTTTACTCGAAACTCCCCCGGAGGATACGGGTAAAGTGATATAGGGCGTAACAGGCAGGCCGCCACTGCCACATAGCCGCATAATTGCGGTTTCCCGCCGCCGGGGTTCGGGCGCGATAATGGCCGCCACATTTTGGGCGCTAGGAGTAAACATGACTGACGAAGATATTGATACGCTTTTTGAAGGTGAAACCGAAGAAGCCGAAGAAACGGAAGAAGTTGAAGAAGTTGAAGAGGCTGAAGAGGAAACCAAGGGCGAAACCGAAGAATCCGCGCCGCCGGCGGATAATGAGCCGAAGTTGGTCCCACTCGCGGTAGTTCATGACGAGAGGCGAAAAACGCAGGAACTCAAGGCAGAAGTCGAGAGGTTAAAGAGTCAACTCCCACAAGATGACGATGCCCCCGATCCTATGGAAGACCTGGAAGGCTATAACGCCTATCAGCGAACCAAATGGGAGAAGGAAGCATTACAGGAAAGGATCGAAAAGTCACGAAATAAAATGCTCGAAGAGAAGCCGGATTACACCGACCTCGAGAACATATTTATGGTGCTGTCCGCCCAGACCCCGTCTTTAGTGGAAGAACTCAACATCCATCCCGACCCTGCGAGATTTGCCTACGAAAAAGGTAAAGCTTATCTGGATAATCAAAAGGAAATGCTGCGCGCAGAAATTCTCAGCGAACAGTCTCCTGAACCAGAAGAGAAGCCTAAAGTCAGAACGCCGAATCTAGCAACGGCAACGGCCCAGGCATCGAATACTACGCCCATTGAAGAGGAAGAAGCAATGGACGAGATGTTTGGGGATATGCCTTACTAAAAGGTAAATAAAATGGCAGAGTCCAGCATTGCCTCAGCCAATGTGGCAACGAGGTTTAAGAAAAAGGTCCGACGTGAGTATGTACGTGGTGGCCGGTTCGGTCCGTTTATCGGGACGGATGAAAACAAAATCATACAGGTGGTACGGGAAACGAAGAAGTGTTCTCTACCGTTGGTCGGAAAACTCAGCGGTCCGGGCGTCAGGGGTTCCACCCAGTTGACCGGCTCTGAAGAGGCGCTTTCCAACTACGCCGTCACCTTGCAACCGACTTATCATCGAAACGGTGTTTTGATCGATAACGAGGAAAACGAGAAGGCGGAGTTTGATCTATTCCGTGAAGGGCGTCCTACGCTCATGAACTGGATGATGGAAACCAAGCGCGATCAGATCATTCAGGCTTTTGGAGCGATTGAAGCCGGAGGTACGTATTACAACTACGGTGGTACAGAAGCTTCCGGTGCGACAGGCTCCAGCGCGGCTTCGGCTGCCAACATGGACACCTGGGTGACAAACAATTCCGACCGTATTATTTACGGTTCGGTGAAATCCAACCTGTCCGCAGGCGATCATACGACCTCTTTGGCGACCATTGACACAACCAATGACAAATTGGATATTGCGTTAATCGAGCTGATGAAACGTATGGCTCAGGACGCCAACCCCCTGATCCGGCCTATCATGGTCAAGGAAGACGAACCCTGGTACGTCTTTATGACCGGCAAGTACGGTTTCAGGGATCTTCGTGATGACTCTACATTGCAACAGTCCATGCGTGAAGCCCTGCCAAGAAACAAGGATAATCCCCTGTTTTCAGGTGGAGATCTGATCTGGGACGGAGTCATCATCAAGGAAGTGCCGGATATCGACAAGTTTATCGATGGTACCGGTTCGGGTCTTTGGGATAGTGTCTGGGGCGCTAACGCAACAGGAGATTCTTTGGCAACCGGTGGGGCGTCTTCTGCCCGTGTCGGAGTTGGATTCCTTCTGGGCGCACAAGCGGTAGGTTTTGGTATCGGTAAAATGGCTTCTTTTGCACGGCGTAAAGAAGATGACTATGGGCATCTGAACGGTGTTGCAATCTCAGCCAAGCATGATATCAAAAAGACCTTCTACAATAACAAGCAACACGGGATGCTTACGAGCTTCCATGCTGCTGCTGTTGATTCATAAGGAGGAATCATGGCTGATATTACTTACACGAACAAAGCCACTGAACGGCGCGCTTCGCCCGGGATCACGCCCGGAAAAGGCGACGCCAATAGCCTTAAAATGTTGTGCAGTGCTACGATTGAGCTGGGCGTGTCGGCTGACGGGGCAACGGTGAAGTTTGGCCGTATTCCCTCGAACGCCCGAATCAGTGGGCGTTCCAGGGTCTATTTTGACGATCTTGCTACGACAGGTGCGCCAACGCTCGATCTTGGTCTGGCCTCAGTAGACGCCAATATCACCTCTGATCCAGATGCCCTGTCTAACGGCCATACGTTAGCCACGGCGGACGCAGAAGGGGCTATGGTCATTGGAGATGTGGCAAATATCGGGCTGCCTGCCTGGGATTTCGTCGCGTCTCAAACGACCGATCCCGGTGGTGAACTGGATGTTTACGGTTCTGTTGTCGATGCTTGTACCACACAAGCCGGCACCGTTACTGTAGAAATCCTGGGCTATCTTGACTAACCAACCGCCCGGCCTTCGGGCCGGGTTTCCGAGGTTTTATGAAAGTAGCGATTATTGGTGGCGCTCCCAGAACAAGGGACAACGCACCTTTCGATGATGAAGATTGGGAAATATGGGTTTTAGCGAATCTGAGTCATCAGCATACTAAACGTATTACACGTATGTTTCAGATCCATGATGAATTGTCTGATGATCATCTAAAGGAGCTGGAAGAGCAGGTTATGGGATATATTCCCATGACAGTCGGAAAAGATTTTCCTTTTAAAGCCGATCATATCGACATATTCCCTTTTGATGAAGCAAATAGTTTAATGGAAGAAGGGCATCTTACTTCCAGTATTTCTTATATGATGGTTTATGCCATATTAAAAGGCGCAACCCATATCAGTATCTATGGTGTTGATATGGATGTGGATGATACTGAGTATTTTAAACAACGCCCTGGGCTTTATGCCTGGGTTGGATACGCAAGAGGCAAAGGGATTATCGTTGACGCCCCAGGGTCGTCTTTACTTCAGGAAAGCCAATATCCAATAAGCATTAATATTAGTCCTCCTTTTACCAAATTGGAGTTTGAGAAAATGCGCGATCTCCATGATCAAAAAATGAAGGAGGCTCAGGCAAAAATAGAACAATTAAACGATCTGCATGCCACCCATTATGGGTGTAAGCAGGTTTATGAAAGATTGGCAAAAATAGCAAGAGCTACAGAATCAGGTATTAAAGTTAATTCAATCACCGATTCAACCATGATAAGGAGATAATATGGAAATCAAAGCAATGCGCGAAACCTTAAAAGAAAAAGGCTACCGTGTTCCTAGATCCAATGAAGATGTTGAAAAATCCTATAATAAGCATTTCACGCAAACATATCTTGATGAACCCATTGTTATCCAGAAGAATATTTATACTTATGTCGGGGCGGGAGATGAGCCGCCACACATGGTTAACTTTATGGGAAGACAAAAATTCGTCCGCGGTCAGGCTGTGGAAGTCGCAGATCCGGAAGTTCTTGCGAAAATCGACAAAAACAGATGTTTTGTGAGGGGAGAGGTTGATCCCGAACAGATGTTTGCCAGCGATAAAATCGAAAAGAAAAAAGCCGATGAACAGCGAAAGATGGATTTTGCAACCAATATCGCCGCACAAAGGGCTAATAGAAAATAATGGCAACAAAAGCAGAGGTCAAGGCAAGGGCTTTGGAGTTACTGGGGATCAAGATGATCGGCCAAAGCGCCCAATCCCAGGACGATACCCGTATCGGGGCTGCTTATGATGAAGTCTACGAATACCTGAAAACCCTGGGGCTTGCCACATGGGCCTCCACGGATTCGGTCCCGACAGAGCTTGTCCCTCATGTCGTGGCCCTGGTCGCAATGAACCCTATTGATGATTATTCGGTGTCCAATGCTCGTTATCAAAGAATACTCTTACAGGCGTCTGCGGCGGAGCCTTCTATCCGAAAACTCATTACCCCTGATTATGAATCACTGGAAGAACCGGACGATTTTTAATGGAAGTCCCTATTAATATCACCGGCGGGAGTTCCCAGCACCAGTCCAGGCAACTGTCCAACCAGAGAACGGTCAACTTCTACCCGGAACTGGTGGATACCAAAAGCGCCAAAAGCGAATACGTATTAAACGCATTTCCAGGGTTAAAGTTATTCAGCACAGGAACAGAGCCTGATCGCGGGGCGTTTGAATTTGAAGGCGTCCTGTACGTAGTCAACGGAACAACACTCTATTCGGTGGACAGCAGCGGGGCAAGAACAGGTCTTACTACCATCCCCGGCACCGGAAGGTGTGTAATGGAGGGGATTGGGAATAACCTGATTATCGTCTCAGGGGGCAGGGTCTGGGTGTATATCGCCGCACCGGATATCACCAATATGCGGTATACGGAAAAGTATTTTTCTGTTTTCGACATGGAAAGCCAGACCAACGGTTTTACACTCAAACCTGACGGGACAAAATTTTACATCGTCGGGAATGTTAACAATACTGTATATGAATATGAACTGAGCGTTCCCTGGGATATTACAACCGCCTCTTATCTTGGGAGTTCGTACGATGTTTCGTCCCAGGAATCGAATCCTACCGAGGTAAGATTCAAGCCGGACGGTATCAGAATGTTTGTTCTTGGCACGGCAAATGATGCGGTATATCAGTATACTTTAAGCGTGGCCTGGGACGTTTCATCCGCAACCTATGATTCGGTGTCCTACAGTGTTAATTCCGAAGAAACTGTCCCTTACGGTCTGGAGTTCAAACCTGACGGGACGGAAATGTATATTGTCGGCCAGGGAAATGACACGATATATCAATATACACTAAGAACCCCCTGGGATGTTTCCACCGCAAGCTTTACGGCGGGTGATTTGCTGGATGTTTCGTCAGAAGACGTTGTCCCGATTTCGCTGGCTTTTGAAAGTGACGGATTGACAGTCTACGTAACAGGTTCCGAAAATGATTCGGTCTATGAATATACCTTATCGACCGCGTGGGATATAAAAACAGGCTCTTATTCGTCAAAATCCCATTCGATTGCCTCAGAAGACACAATCCCTTTCGGGATTTTGAGTGCCGGGCTTAGCTGTCCCATCGTGCGTATAGCCATTTCCGATCCAGCAGCCAGAAGCACTGCACCGAACATCACGAAAGAGAGGTGGCCCAATAAATCCAGAGCGTGACCCA